TTGCCCTCTCCGTACGATCTGACCTTGACCATAACCATGCCACCATTGCGTTGATCGCCTGTCCCAGACGTATTGCCTTCAATGGTCAAACATGTCTTTGTGTCAATAAGTCCGACAACAATGCCAATGTGTGAAATGCGATCTACGCCGTCATGTGGAAAGTCCATGAAAGCCAAATAGCCAAGCTGAGGCATAGTTGACCAGCGTTGCATTTCCTTAAATTTATGTGCCCCAACAGCCGTGCCAACAACGCTGTGAATTTTGACGCCAGCTTGATTTGCACACCAATTGACAAATGAACCGCACCACGGCAAACCGTCTGCCTTTGTAAATTTGCCATACTTTGTGAGGTTGTCGCCTTCCTCAATTGTTCCAACCTCAGCAGCTGCGACTTCGATCAGCCGTGCGTTTGTGCCGTCAGGATAGGTCACGACAACAACAATTTCGCTTCGTCAGCGGTTATGCCTAACTTTGTTAGTAACGCTGTTTTGTTTGCTTGACTTTCAAGAATCGCTGCTTTTTCTTGTTGTGCCTTTTCTTTTTGTGCCAAATAATCTTTTAATTCTGAAGCAGTCATTTCACGATCAATGATTTCGTCAGTTTCTGCATTATGGATTCTGATAAGTGGATTAGTCATTATTTCACTCCGTAGATTAGGACTGTGCCAGTAGAAAATGTGCCACCTGAAGTTGTGAATTTCAATGATGAAATAGCGGTTGTGGATTGGAAGTAACCAGTATTGCTTAATCCACCAGTTGATCCCGATTCATTGACATAACCACCAGCTGCTTGTATTGGCTTATAAGTCGATGATGCATAGTTCATAATATTAATTGACCACGCATTAAGACTAGAGGTGGACTCGACCTCCAAAGTTCCATTTGTTGAACTTAGATAAAATGCAGTCGCTCCTGGTCCGTCAGTTACATTTGCGTAATTAATAACTGACCAAACTTTGTCAGTCACGGAATTTGGTTGCATATAAACTAGTGAATCTGCTGACATTGTTATGCCATAAACAAAAACCATCAAGTTTGTATAGGTTTGATCAATGCTGCTAATTGTCGTAGATGCACCTGAAAGAGTGGTGGTTGAAAGTAAAGTCATGCCACCGCCTGATGCAGGTGTTGCCCACTTTAAGCCTGTTGCAGCAGTTGAGTCAGCTGTTAAGACTTGATTATTTGTTCCTACTGCTAAGCGAGCAGGTGTATCTGCTGCTGTTGCTGTGATGAGATCGCCTTTAGCATCAAGAATGACCAGAGGATCTACGGCTGTCCATGAAAAGTCCATGTCTGTTCCAGATGCCTTAGTTAGTACCTGTCCAGTAGTGCCACCCTTTAGATCGACCAGAGAAGCATCGATAGAATCGCCTAGTGTCTCAATGGCTACTGCGCCATCCTTGACTAGGTCAGTACTGGTTGGTACTGCCCAACCAAAATTAGGGGTCGTTGTTGCCATTAGGTTAGAGCTCCGATCGCTTTAGACCACTGTAGTGTACCATTTACGCCACTCCAGATGGTGTTAGTTGGAATTACTGTTGCCCATGTCGGGGCTATAAGTGAGAAGTCCGTAGGTGAGACATAGATAGTCGCATCAACAAAAGTTGGTGTGGCTCTCATTGAGATACCCTCTACAAAGCCTGAGAAGTACCCCTCGAACATGTTGAAGGGTAGGTTAGTGATAACTACTGGCTCACCAAAGAATAGGTTTATAAGGTCATCTCTAAGCGCATTTGGCATAAGAGGATTGTCAAGTCTGAAAGTAATCTGGTCAAGCTGCGTTCTAGGCGTTGAGCGCAGGGCTAAATCGCGCTCGATGATGTCCTCGATGTCTGCCAGAAAGCGGATGTTGGAATCAAATGTTCTCTGGTAGCGACCATAGGTAGTAATAGAAGCATCGTCTGTGGCTGAGTAGGTGCTGCCGTAATCATTGCCATAGCGCACAATCTCACTGTTGCGAATCTTGCCAATCTGGAGAATTGACTTAACGCTGGCTGGAGATGCGTAGTTGCCGTCTAACTGGGTTGAGCCATTAGCTGCTAAGTAGTTGCTTCTATGATCCGCATCTGCATATGAGATGCGACCCTGCTTGTCCTCGTAGAGCGTTCCGAGTGCGCTGTCTGCTATCTGCTGAACTAAGGTCTGAGTATTGCGGTCTGCTGCACTGAGGTTGTCCATCTGATAAAGACCAGAATCGATCTCACCCAATCCCACATTCTCAGCATTAGCCCATGTCGTAGTCGGATCGTAATTGACCCATTGAAGGGCAGGTGCTACTTCAATCCATTCATTGACTAGCAGTTCCTCTAAGATAATAGCGATCTGCTCGCCATCTAACCCATGAGCCACAGAATCTGTGTAGATTGCTTTAGGCAGTTTAGCCAAAGCACCGACTGCAAGTATCGTTCCAAGAGTGACATACCCTGATTCCTCTGGACTTCTGACTGAAGTTGAGAAGTCTGAGACTGTGCCACCAAATACAGGCACATAAGTGCCACCGCTATCTTTGAGCTCTAAAGTCAGTGAATCTGTAACATCGATGTCAAAGAGGGCATTAGTCGAGTTGATGATGTCCATGCGGGCATAACCTGCTTGGCATTGGCGATCTATGTCAATGCGCCCTGTAGTTACATTAACACCTGTGACATTGGTATAGACAGTCGTGCCGACTGTTATGCGCCATTCTGGAAGCCAAGTCATCCTATTGACAAACTCGTAGTTCCGCGCTGATTGGCTTGACGAATAGCATCCTCGATTGCTCTTGCGATTGCTTCTGGATCTCCCACGCCTGTATTTACTGTTAGGTAATAATTAGCTGCTGCCTGAGCTGCATAATTTGCGCCTCTTGTTGCTCCTGCTGCACCTGCGCCACCTGCTAAACCTCTAATAAATGAAGATCTTCCAACATCTTCGGCACTAAATGTGTCTAAAGAAGTAGTGCTTAAAGAACTTGCATTTAATGCTGCAAGGTCTGCCTGAGTTTGTAAATCTAGTAAATAAGCAAAAGCATCAGCTCGTTCTTGAATTGCCTCAGATGCTTCAATAAGAGCTTCAATTGATGCGTTTGTTCCCACTTCCATAGGAATGGGTGCAATGTAATCTCCGCCTGGAATACCCGAACCTAGTGTTCCACTTGAAGGTACTGGAGTCTTAGCCTGAGCATTAGCCTGTGCCAGAAGTTTAAGCATTTCCTGAATCTTGGCTAGTGCTGCATCAAGGTTATTAAGATTGATTAGATCTTTAGGCTTAAGGCTATCAAGAATCGATTTTATGTCGCTAAGTTTAATACTTTGTCCAGACAACACGCTAAGTACTTTAAGATCTGCATTAAGTTTATTCGTAGCAGCAACGATGGCTGCTTCATCCTTAGCAGCAATAGCATCCTCTAGATCTGATATTGACTTCTTGATGTTTAAGCGAGCCGTATCATTGGCAATCTGTAATCTTTGAGTGTCTGTTGTGGATCTGGCTAACAGCTCTGCTTGATTCTGGAGAGCTGCTGCATTCTGGATCTTCTCCATGTCAAAGACATCGTTGCCCTTATTAAGAGCAAGGTTAGCCTTATCAATAGCAAGCTTTAATCTTGCTGCCTTCAATGCTTTTATTTCTTCTGCTGTAAGTTTCTTCTTAGCCCCTAAAGTCTTGACAACATACTCAGCCTGTAATCTGGCTAGATCTGCTAAACCTTGAGCCTCAACGCCAGCGGTAGATCTTGTTGCAGCACCTAGTTTGTTTAAGGTTGCTATTGCTCCGAATATAGGATTGGTGGACAAAACAAGTTCCATGATTTTGCTAAGCCCGGGGATCTTGTTCACTTGTTCGACTACATTTTGTATATATCCGACCATTACACCCATGCCACGAATAACATCTGCTGTGTAAACAGCAACGCTCTGCATTTGGACTGCTAAGTTATCTACAGTATCTTCATCGCTTAGAGATCTAATAGCATCAATTAAACCTTCACCGATAATCTCTTGCACATTAGCCGATGCAACGCCTAACTTATCGATTGAACCTTGAAAGGTGTTAGCAGCTTGTGTTGCAGAACCTGCAAATGTGGTTTCAAGTTGGGAAACGATATCCTCGAACTTGCCAGCCTTTAGGTCAGCCTTAGAGATACCTACACCAAGTTTAGACAGTGCAGTATTGTTTCCTAAATATGCCTTGCTCAATGCGGATGTGACTGAACCTAAGTCCTTGCCTGTCGAGGCTGAAATATCTAAAGCAAGATTGAGAAGCTGCTGTGCTTGCTGTGTGTCGCGTGTTGCTACCGCTAGTGTCTGATAGGCAGGGCGCAGCTTGTCATCGAGAATCCCGAACTCGCTTTGTAATCTTTGGATGTAATCCTCAGAAGATGCGGCATCTCGACCTAGTCCAACATTCTTAAGAGCAAGGGCTAACTGCTTCTGCGCCTTTTCATCTTCTGCTGCTGCCTTGATGGAAGCCTTACCGAAAGCAAGAATTGCCTGACCGCTGAAAGCAAGACCTAGAGCTCCTGCCAATTTCTTGACATTCTTCTCCATCTTGTCTGTTGCTGTTTCGGCTTGCTTAAAGCCCTTCTTTCCAGTGAACTCGGCAGCAATATCAATAATCACATTAGCCATGATTAGCCTCTCACTGTTGCTCGTTGATTAAGTTTAGTGGCTGCTGTTGAAACAGCTTTGAGCACACCTTCTCTAGCCTTGCCATTGTTCTCATCATAGGCACGATAAAGCAATCGACCTTGCATGCGATCCTTACCCTTAAGAGGCGCACGAAACTTGCCATCTTGATTAAGAACAAATCGACTCTCTGGGCTTTTCTTGCCCATGCGTTCGTATATTGAACCTGCTCGGCTTTTGTTAAACACCTGCGCAAGGGATCTAAATCCTCTTGAGTTAGCCTTTGATGGGCTTGTCTTAAAACCAATTTTAGATTTAACCTCAGCAGGATTAAAGGTAGGGAATGTTGCCTCAGACATCTGTCGAGGTAGCCATCCGCTCAGCACTTCTCCGCGATCTGGGACATAGCCTCTAGCAGCTTTAGAAATCGGTGTAATTGCTGTCTTGATTTCTTTCTGAGTTTCTTTTGCTAGATCAGGTGCGAAAGTCCGGAGAGCTTTACGAAGTTCAACGGCGCCCTTTACGCTTGCTGGCATCGCTCACCTCTTTCGCTTCATCCTTGAGCCCTTGCACTAATGCATCGAGCATGGTCTTATCTAGATCTAATAAGTGCTGTGGCGCGATTCCCAATCTAATGCTTAGCCTAGCGATTAGATAGGTGAACGGAAGATCGCGCTTTAAGCTAAAGGGTCTGAGTCTAATACCTCAACACTCTTAAGTGTCTCGATAAACTCAATCCCGAAGGCTTAACAGTTTCACCTGACCTGCGTGTTACTTCCCAAGCAAGCCAATAGACCATGCTCTGCATTTCGTCATCACGAAATGCTTTATGGAACCCTTTTTTATGGTGTGATTCAAATGCAAATTCCACAGCTGGTGTGATTTCGCCTTCTAGCACACTTCCATCATTACGAACGATCTTTAGTTTTGCCATGAGTTTGCCCCTTTATAGTTTGTTTAGAATGTGCCTGTTGTGGCGACTGCAACTGTTGAGTTAGCAGTAAATGTGATCGATTGTGTGGACATATCGCCAACAGCACCATTGATGTCTGTTGTGTTGTTCACTAGAAGTGACACAGTGTAAAGAGGGTTAGTCGCTGAGACTGCTGTTCCCTTTTCCTGTAGGAATACACATGTGACTGTTGTACCCCATGCAGCTTGTAGTGTTGCCAATACATTCGCTGATGCTGTGTCGTTTAGG